AAGTTTTTGTTTGATAGGTGTTTTTGCTTGTTTTACTTCTTTTGATTCGCATTTTCCAGTTAATCTATTCCTACGAGTCCCTGTAGGACATCTTTTTGAAATCCGGAAAAACAAGATGATGATCCATTTTCTCCACAGAATATAGAAACTCGTGGTGAAGATTGGAAAAATTTTGTAGAATTGATTAAACAACCAATTGTAGAAGATGAATTTGAATCTTGGAAAAATTTAAGTATGAAAAAATTAGGAGATGTAGCAATACAATATGGAATGACAATAGGAGTAAGAAATTTAAAAGCACAAAAAACTTTATTGGAACGAATGAATAAAATGTATGAACGACGAAGAGAGAATATATGGAATAAAAAAATAGAGAATATACCAAAAGAAGATAATGATTTACGATTAAAAAATGTATTTGAATTAAGAGATATATGTAAGAAAAAAGGAATTGTCCAGTATCATAAAACGAAGAATGAAATGATACAAGATATTCAAAATTTTGATAAAAATAAAGATAATATGAAACTTTGTGATTATGAAAACATGACACTGAAAGAATTAAAAAATTTAGCAAAAGAAAGAATTATTGCTGGATATAATAAATTAAATTTAAAAGGATTAATAGAAATTCACAAAAAATATGATGATGAAATTTCTAAATTAAAAGAAGAAGAAAAGAAATTACAAACTGAAACAGAAAATCAGAATACAAATATTTTTACAAAAGAATTTCAATTAACTGGAATAAATGGTAAGGTTCATAATTTATTGATACGAAAAGATGGATTTGTGAATGCAACAATGTTGTGTAAAGCTGGAAATAAAAAATTTCATGACTATATAAGATTGAAAACCACACAAGAATATATACAAACCTTAGAAAGCGTTGAGGGATTACCCTCCCACAAAATAATTCATATTATTCAAGCAGGAAATGCTAAAAATCAAGGTTCTTATGTTCATCGTCTTATTGCAGTTGATTTAGCAAGATGGATATGTCCTCGTTTTGCTGTTCAAATATCAAAATGGATTGATGAATTAATGACGACTGGAAAAGTAGAATTAAAACGTCCAGTCAAATTTTTAATTGATTTAAAAGAAATTGACATTGAAGCCGAAACCATTGAAATGAATAACACTTTATGTATAAATTTAAATAAACCTTCTCTTTATCTTGCTTATATTGGAAATGGATTAGTCAAAGTTGGTTACTCGTCCAATGTATTAAATCGTGAAAATAGACATCAATCCAGTAGTGAAACCGAATATCCAGAATTTCGTTTATTAAAAACCTTTGAAATTAGTAATTCCAATATAGAAACCACCATTCATAAATTACTGGATAGATTCCGTGTTTCTTACCAAAAACAAAAAGAAATTTATAAACCCCCTTCCACATTAACTGATTTTATACAACATATAGAGACACTCTTGGAGGAAAATGACCTTCAATTACAAATTCAAAAATATAAAATGGAAAATATGAAATTAAAAGAGGAAATCGTAGAAAAGAATAAAAAACTTGTAGAGTTAAAAGAGAAATTATTACAAAATTGAAACATCCGATTTATTTCTCAATACTTGAAAAATGCCTTTTTTTTTTGAGGATGAATATGTCCTATGAGATTACCCACTCCACAGTAAACGTATTTTATATTTTGTTGAAATATAAAAGTTTTTTGAGTTGAAATTTTCGAGTATGAAAGCATACTTATAACACAGGAAATCCAAGTGCACCACCACTGATACGGATGATATTATTATTCACAGCAGTGACAATAAATCTAAAGATTTGAGCACGTTGGAAAGCTGGTAAGTTGTCATCACCAACAGCTGCAGCAATAATATTTTTAGGTTCCGATACATATCTTGCTTCAACGGAAGCAGTAGGAATTATACTGACGTTTGTTAACTTACCATAATTAGTGCTTCCTAGTGGATCTAAACAGATAAAGTCAAGAGAGTAGGAGTACATGTGGTAACCGTTGTATACAGGGATAACAGGAGCTGCGTAGTAAGGTTCGACCAAACTGTAGTAGTCACTACCCATTTGAGCCAGCCTCTGAGTATTTTCGTAAATGAGGCTTGTTTCCGCGATCGGGTCGGTCCCTGGGAAGTATTGTTCAATGACGAGGGAACCATCAGCTTCGTTTTTAGCGACTGCGATCGTTTCACGAGTGGTGTAGTTCGACCAAGAAGAAGGAACGGTGACGTTTTGGACTGCAAAGAAAAGAACTTTGATCGCATGGGAGAAACGAATATCATAGGATTGATTTGGGTTTTGGAAAGGGTTGTACGATTGGATTGGCGCTGTTTGGACCTGTTCGATGAGGATATCACGAGGAGCACAAGCCATACGTTTACGTTCGTCGTTGGATACCAAAGCGTAGTTAGCCCAAACTTGTACATTGGAGATTTCAGGAAGAGTGGTTCCGAAATCAGCTACGACAGGGACACGAGAAACAACCAAAGACTCATTTGTATCGGTGTAGGTTATTAAATCGTAAGCGACTAATAATTCAGTGTAAGTACGGAAAGAAAATTGGAGTCGCATATCGTTATATGGCAATGCAGCTGTTGGGAGTGCTACACCGCTGTCACGTGAATAGAAGAAAGGAAGAGGTAAATTAAGGGTTTTGGATGGTAAAACTTTTCGAGGAGTAATTAAATCATCGGTCATACCAATCATATTCAAGTATCCGACTTGTTTTCCAGCAGGAGTGGTAAAGGCGGACCAGAAATCTAAATGCCAGTTGTCAAATCGCGCAGCAACAAGGTCATTAAATGTGATGGCAGCCTCGCGGATGAGGTTATGCATCAAGTTAGGAGTCCATGCGATGTAGGTATCAATGGTAACATCACGACCTTCACGTTTTGATTCGAATGCTGGAATTGCAGTGATTGGGGGTAAGACAATTCTTAACCAGGTGTAAAGTAAATAATCACCAGCCCTAGAAATGGAGACAGACCAGTCTTGAGAAAATCCAGGAGTTCCCGAAGCACGACTCAAAACAACTGGAACTTGTGTAAACCAAGTAGATTTTCTTGTAGCTCTTACAAAGTAAGCAGTCGCGTCACGTCCACCGTACATGTATTTTTCAAGTTCGTCATAAGTGGCCAAGTCGATAAAACCGGATGTTAAATTAGATGAGACAATTGACATTTTTTTATTTTTTTTATGTTAGACGAGAAAAAAAAAATTTTGTTTTTTTTTTTGTTTAAAGAAATTTTTAGATTTAAAGAAAAATGAATGCTATAGATATTTTATCGATTCATGACCAGATTTTGAAAGATTATAATAAAAATGGTGATTCTTTAGCAAGCGACGATGCAACTTTATTAAATCAATCAAAATGGCAGAGTCTATACTCTGAAATATCGGACAATACTTCTGATGACATATTGACTGATATTAAGAAAAAATTTGAGACCACTCAAAATCAAACATTCCGAGATAATTTCAATTTCTACATTATGCAGTCTTTGTCACTGCTGGATGAGTACACAACAATAAAAAAGAGTTTGCAAAAAGTTCAGTTTCTCAAACGTTCCAACCTCACAGAAGATAGTAAAAAACAGCGACTGCAAACAATTATCGACCAATACATGAACATATTAAAAGAATTTTTTCCATGTTACTATGAGATTTATCAAAACATGTATACAGAAACAGAAAAAACACCCAAGAAGAAGGGAATACAACAAACTCAAACGAATATTAAATGTGTTAACTGTGATTTAGAACAAGACCAATTTGTTCACACGGATAATCATCTCGTCTGTTCGTTTTGTGGTAATGTCATTTCCTTAACAAACGATAATTTAATCTCATTCCGTGATATTGAAAGAGTCAATATTGGCTCAAAGTACGTTTACGATAGAAAAACTCATTTCCGGGAATGTATAAAGCGTTTTCAAGGCAAACAAAACGTGAATATACCTCCTCAAATATGGGAAAGTCTTTATGATAAGCTCTTACGATATCAGTTAGTTCCTGAGAACTATAAGGAACTTGAAAAAAAAGAAGCCTTTGCAAAAGTTACAAAAGAACATATTCAAATGTTTTTAAAAGAACTCGGTTGTTCGAAATATTACGAAGACATTGTCTATATCTACCATAAAATAACTGGACATAGAATTCCCGATATTACCCATTTGGAAAATAACTTGATGGCTGATTTTGATTTGTTATTAGAAACCTACGATGCTGTTCCCTTGACTCAGATACTCGTATTACCTCCGTGGTCCTTTGCAAAAACTGAACGAAA